TGAAGTGCTGCTCGGGGTTGGTGCTGCGGGCGAGGGGGCTGGTCGTTGTGCTCATGAACTGATCTAACCACGAAAGGCGAAAGCCTGTCAACCACGGATCCGAACATTTCCCCCGTGCATCCCGCCCACGACGCCCCCGACGGGTGGGGTGAACGCATGGCCGACACGTCCCCGCCCGTCCCCGGCCGATCCGAGGCCGCGTTCCCCGTGCCCGGCGGCTGGGTGCAGGTCGTCGTCGACACCAGCTTCACCCCGGCGAGCGAGACCATGGCCCCGCGTGCCTCGCTCGCCGCCGCCGACTTCGTGCGCGGCCTCGACCCCCTCGCCATCCGCGAAGCCATCGACGCCCGCCTCGACACGTTCGCCACTGACCCCTACGCCGTCGCCCTCGAAGTCATCGCCGAACTGCTCGAAGGGCCGTGACCGTGACGCTCCCCACCTCGCCCACCATGGCCGCCGCCCGGCGCGCCGCCGAAGCCACCCTCGGCGACACCGGCACCGTCACCCGCCCGGGCGTCGACACCTACGACGACACCACCTACGCGTTCACCACCGCCACCCCCACCACCGTGTGGGCCGGTGTCTGCTCGCTCGGCCCCGCCGGCGCCACCGACCGCACCGACAGCGCAGGCGACGACCGCCTCATCGCCACCCGCATCGCACGCATCCCCGCCGTGTCCAAGCGCGGCAACACCACCTCGGGCGACGTCGACGACATCGCCGTCGGCGACCTGCTCACCGTCGACGGCAACACCTACACCGTGCGCAGCGTGCAGCACCGCACTACCGAGGTGCTCCGGCGCCTCGCCGTCGTGAGCCTCGCCGACAGCGAGGACGTGCCGATATGAGCACCCCCGAACAGGTCGCCGTCGACTGGCTCAAGCTCGCCGCCACCACCACCGCCAAGGTCTCGGCCGTCGTCCGCCACCACGGCCATCTCCTGCACTCCCGCGTCAAGCGCAACGCCAACCAGCCGCGCTCGGCCGTGCGCCCCGCCTCGTCGCCGCAGGGCCCGCGCCTGCTGACCGGCGACTACAACCGCTCCATCGTGCTCGACGTGGCGCGCACCGGTGCCAGCACCGTCGCCAACGTCGGCACCAACAAGGTGCAGGGCCCGCGGCTCGAGTTCGGGTTCCACGGCGTCGACTCCCTCGGCCGCCACTACGACCAACAGGCGTACCCCCACTTCGGCCCGGCGTTCGACGAGACCGCCCCAGCGTTCGCCGCCGCCGTGCAGGCCGTGAGCTTCCCGACGAAGGGCATGCGATGATCCCCGCCAACGACGTCACCGACGCCATCCTCGCCGCCCTGCGAGGCACCGGCGGCGACGCCCTGCCCGTCGGCGACCACACCGCCCCCAACCCGGCCCCGGCGCTCTACGGCGTGCTGGAGACGCCGCCCGGCTCCATCGACGCCGGCTCGCTGGGTGAGCCCGGCGACGCCATCACCGTCATGGTCCGCGTGCGCGCCGTCGCCAAGAACACGACGATCACCGCGGCACGCCAGGGTGCCACCCACCTACTCGACGAACTGGTCGACCGGCTGCGCACCACCGCCATCACGGGCACCGGCTGGGCGGTCACCGGCCGCACCCACCTCGGCCGCGGCCCCGTCATCGTCGAAGGCCCCGTCGCCAACGCCACCGACGACTGGGCGCTCCTCGTCTCCGAGTAGAACCGCCCCGCCTGCATCCGTGAACGGGTGCCCCACCGGTCGGACCATGCGACGCACCCCCTCCCGTCGCGCACACCCGGAGAACCGACCCCATGGCAAACAAGTACAACCCTCAGGGCGTCACGAAGTGGTACTGGATCGGCTCCCCGACCGGCATCACCAACCCCGCCGCCCCCACGATGGCCCAGATCGCCGCCGGCACCGAACTGGCCTGCTTCATGGTCCCCGACGGGGTGAGCGGCTTCGCCGTGACCCCGTCCGAGGTCGACGCCACCTCGCTCTGCGACACGCAGTCGACCAGCGTCCCCGGCCTGCCCACCACCGAGAACGGCTCCATGGTCCTGTTCCGGGCCAGCGAGGCCGCCGACACCGGCTCGGACCTCATGGACGAGCTCATCGCCGACATCAACGTCGAGGGCTTCGTCGTCAAGGTGCTCGGCGGTCTCGTCGGGCCCGGCGAGCTCGTCGACGTGTTCCCGTCCACGCTCGCCAGCGTGAACCCGTCGGGTGACCCCGGCGGCCAGGCCGCCCGCTACACGGTCGGCTTCACCCACTACGACTCGTTCTCGATCAACAAGGTGATCGTCGCGAGCTAGTCCCCCCTCGGGCCGGGCGGTGTCGCTGCTGCCGCCGTCCGGCCCGCCCCTCCGTCCCCCGCCTGCCCGTTCGGGGTGGCGGGCGGGGGACGTACCCCGTGCACCCCGAACACCCCGAAGGGAACCCCGATGGCCGACAACTTCGACCGACTCCGCCAGCGCCCGCAGATGACCGACAAGGTCACCCTCGCGCTCGACCCGAACGACGCCGCGAAGCTCCTCATGGCGACGGTGGCCGCCCGCAAGGCCCGCACCCGCGCAGACCGGACCCCCACCGACGGGGCCGCGACCGCCGAGGCCGAGGCCGCCGAGCAGGCCCTCGCCGACATCAAGGCCAACCTGGTGACGTTCACCGTGCACGCCCGCGGCATCGGCCCCCGGCGCGTCGAGGAACTGCTCGCCGAGCACCGCCCCACGCAGCAACAGGTGGCGACCGCCCGGCGGCTCAACGGCGGCAACCCCGACCACGACCCGCAGTTCGACGAGGACAAGTTCCCGCCCGCACTGCTCGCCGAAGCGGTCACCCGTATCGAGTTCTCCGACGACCCCGACAACCCCATCGAGGGCCTGTCAGTGGAGCAGGCGTCCGAACTGTGGATGGCCCGGTGGAGCCAGGACGACAAGGCGTCGATCCTGCGCATCGCCATGGCCGTGGATCAGGTGCCGGCCCTCGTCGGCGACCTGGGAAAAGGCTGAGGCGCGACCCTGAGTTCGCGCTCACCATGGACTACTGCGCCCCCCGCGGGATTCTCTACGAGGACTTCTTGGAGTGGCCCGACGTGTCCCGCGCCGCCGCCCTCGCATGGCAGAACAAGGCGAACGCCCAGTGCGGGTCCTGTGGCACTGTGAAGGCCGACTGGATGACCGTCGACGCCGAGGGTAACGCGGTGGAGATCATGCCGCCCCCGATGCACGTCACCGATCACTGGTGCCCGGGCTGCGATGCGCTCGCCCGCGCCCGGCGGATCCGAGGCAACGACCTGGGCGACGGCATGCACCTCGCGTTCCGTCCTGCATCCCCTGCGCCGACCCCCGTTAGCGGACCCTGACAGCCATGTCGACGCCGTGGCGCACCATCTCCGTCGCCTTGCGTGCGGACGGCTCCGCCTACGCGGCGACGCTCGGCCAGGCATCGGCGCAGACCAAGGCGTTCGGCAACGAGGTCGACCGGTCCACCAAGTCGAGCGCCTCCAAGTGGACGACCATGTCCAAGGGCTTCGCCGTCGGCGGCGCCCTGCTCGCTGCTGGCTTCGTCGCCGCCGTGTCGACCACCGCCAAGTTCGAGGCCCGCCTCTCCGCCGTGCAGGCCGTGAGCAACGCCACCGCCGGCGAGATGGACCTCCTGCGCGACAAGGCGTTGCAGTTGGGCGCCGACACCGCGTTCTCCGCGTCCGAATCCGCCTCGGCCATGGAGGAACTCGTCAAGGCCGGGCTCTCCGTCGAGGACGTGCTCAACGGGGCCGCCGACGCCACGGTCGCCCTCGCCGCCGCCGGTGGCGTCGAACTGACCACGGCCGCCGAGATCGCCGCCAACGCCATGAACGTCTTCGCGCTGTCGGCCGAGGACATGCCCAAGATCGCCGACCTCGTCGCCGGTGCCGCCAACGCCTCGGCCATCGACGTCGCCGACTTCGCGATGTCGCTCCAGCAGTCGGGCGCCGTCGCCAACCTCGTCGGCCTCGACTTCGAAGACCTCGCGCTCGCCATCACCGCCATGGGCAACGCCGGCATCAAGGGCAGCGATGCCGGCACGTCGCTCAAGACGTTCTTCATGCGCCTGGAGCCGTCGACGCAGAAGTCCACCGACATGATGGAGAAGCTCGGCATCATCACCGAGGACACCGGCAACCAGTTCTTCGACGCCGCCGGCAACGCCAAGGACATGGCCGACATCTCCGACGTGCTCGCCACCGCGCTCGCCGGACAGACCCGTGAGCAGAAGCTCGCCACCCTCAACACCCTGTTCGGCTCCGACGCCATCCGCGCCGCCGCCGTGATCGCGGACGAGGGCGCGGCGGGGTTCGACAAGCTCGGTACCGCCCTCGGGTCGATCAGCGCCGCGGAGATCGCCGAGATCCGCCTCGACAACCTCGCCGGCGACATGGAGAAGCTGTCGGGCTCGTTCGAGACCTTGCTCATCACGAGCGGGTCACTGTTCACCGACGTGCTCCGATCGTTGGTGCAGGGTGCGACCTCGCTCGTCGACGCCCTGGCGAAGATCGACGGCGACGACATCGCCGACTTCATGGAGCCCGCCGCCCGCTACGGCCAGACCCTCGCCGACACGTGGGACGACCTGTACGACGCCGGGGTCAACGTGGCCGAGATCCTGGGCGACCTCATCGACGCCGGGCGACCCGTCGCCACACTCATGGCCGGGCTGGCAGCCGAAGCGTGGGTGCGCATGTGGCAACTACAGGCCGCCGCCATCGAGGCCGTCACCGGCTTCCTGGCCGACCACTCCGGCGCCATCATCGCGGCCGCCACCGCCTGGGCCGCCTACCGGGGGGCGCTGATCGCCGCATCGGCGTGGGCGACCCTGTCCGCCGCCGTCTCCGGCGTGACGACCTCCGTCACCTACCTGACCGGCGCCATCGGCTCCCTCGCCGCAACCCAGGGCGTCAGCAACCTGACCGCCTCCGTCGGCGTGCTGCGCGCCTCGTTCCAGGCCGCCACCGCCGGCGCCGCCGGGCTCGCCCTCGGGATCGGCGCCATCGCCGGGGCCGCCGCCTACGGCTATACCGAGTGGAAGAAGTGGGGCGAGGAAGGCCGCAGCCTCGCCGAAAGCGAGATCCTGTCGAACCTCCGCAAGGACATCGACGGCACCGGCGAGTCGTACTTCGCCGCCGCCGCCAAGGCACGCGAGGGCGCCAACATGCTGCGCATGGAGACCATCGGGTCTTCCGCTCCGTGGGACGCCGACTGGCGCGAGTCGATGCGTGCCGGCGCCGACGAACTGGAGAACTTCGGCGCCGAGTCGATCCGGGCCGGTGCCGCCGTAGAGATCGGCATGAACGGGCTCATCGCCGCCACCGGCATGGGCCGCGACGAACTGGTCGAGTTCGCCAAGAAGGGCGGCGTCGACCTGCCCGCCGCCCTAGCCGCCGGCGAGATCAACGTCAGTGAGTACGCCGGCGAGATCAACTCGGCCGCCGCCGCCTTGCTCGGGGCGACCCCCGCCACCGAGTCGGCCGCCTCTGGCTTCGCGACCCTCAACGACGAGACCTCCACCGCCACCGACAAGCTCAAGGCGTATAAGGCGATCGTCGACTCCATCATCGGCGTGCAGTTGTCCGTCTTCGACGCCACCACCGCATGGGGTGGCGCGCTGGAGGAACTGACCACCACGCTCACCGAGAACGGCATGGGCGGGATCGGCGTCGACACCGAGGCCGGGCGCGCCAACCGATCGGCCATCTCCGGCGCCGTGTCCGATGCCCTCGCCCTCGCCGATGCCCTCGCCGCCGCAGGGGACAACGACGACGCCGCCCGCCACATCGCCCGCTTGACAAGTGAGAGACAATATCAAGGTTACTGCCGCCGCCACAAGACCCCATGCACCCAGCGGCGAAGATATAAGATTTCTTTTAGTCATGAGTTCACCTAATCAACTTCACCCAGATAATAGCCACTCCAACAGCGCAAACCATCCCCGCGAGAATAGCCACTGCTGACGGCAACTTGTTTACATCATCAACAATTTGTGCAATCTGATTTGTTTGCCACATATCCCCCACCCCACTTTCATTTGTTATTGTCTGAAAATCGTTAGTATAATAGGCCATAAGATAAAATTTACAATTTGCGGAATAAGAGCTTTCATAATTAAAAGTTGAATTTGTGACCGGTAAATATTGGTTGAAAGATTGCCAAATAGAATTAGACACAACAAAGCAACCCTGATGACCCATATAATCAGCACCCCTAACATTTACAACAAAAGGAGTTGCAGAAGTGGTTATAAACTGAGACGAAAGAAAAACGAAAGTTGCATTAGTTGGTAAAGCACTAAAAGTAAAAGGAACTTTTTTAAAGCCATTTGTGTGAACAATATCTACCTGATAGCCGTTAGTTTGACCTCTAGAAGTCCAAACCCACCCTGCT